AGGTCACGGGTTCAAATCCCGTCTTCGCTACAAAATGTAAATCTTTGAAAGAGAGTGGTTTGTATCCTACAAACCCTCTCTTTTCATGGATAAAATACTCAAAATTTTACAGACCGAATACGCTACCGAATACACTTTCGAATACGATATGAGTAACAAAGGTCAGTTCACAAAACCTAAGATATACGACGCTGGAGGGGATCTCTCCAAGCGCTGGTATATCTATTATTCCTATCGGCACCCACATACAGGAAAGCTCGTTCGGCAAAATCCCATTTACCTAAAAATCAATAGATCCTTCAAAACCCTTTCCCAGAGGCGTACAGTAATCAGGAGACTCCGTGATATACTGGAGCGCAAGCTCAGAGAGGGATACAATCCTTATGAGGACAGATACACCGAGAACAAGCTCCTCTCCATTCACGAGGCTTTCAATTTGTCCCTGACACATGCTCAGGCTACTATGAAAGAAAGCTCTTTCAAGAACCACCAATATCGTATTCGTACCTTTGAGAAATGGCTCGAACAAAATAACTTCAAAGGGCGAGCTGTTACCGCTATTACTAAGAAGACAGCTACCAATTTCCTTAATGATATTCTCCTTAAGACAAGTCCTAAGAACAGGAATAATACCCGTGCTGCTCTCTCTATCCTGTTCAAGTACTTAGAGGATAACCAGCATGTCCCTAACAATTTCATTTCATCTATTCCAGTACTTAAGACCGATCCACACCGCAATAAAACCTATACCAAGGTACAAGAGGATACCCTCTTCGAATACATTGGCCAACATGATCCACAGCTACTGCTCTTCATCAAGTTCATTAGCTATAACTTTCTGCGCCCTATCGAGGTCTGCCGCCTACAAGTCAAAGACATAGACTTAGAGGGCAAGCGCCTAATGGTCGATGCCAAGAACAAAGCCAGAAAAACAAAAATCATTCCCGAGATCCTCCTCTCTGAGCTCCTATACCTCAGGGGAGCAGACCCTAACCATTACCTATTTGCCCCCGAGGGCTTAGGCCCTTGGAACACCACGGAGACCAATAAGCGTGATTACTGGAGCAAACGCTTTAAGAAGGTAAAGGATCATTTTTCCCTTGGCGAGGACTACGGACTCTATTCCTTCCGACATACCTTCATTACCAAGCTATACCGCAAGCTCCGCGAGCAGTACCCACCCCTTGAGACCAAGAGCCGCCTAATGCTCATCACAGGACATGCTACTTTTGCAGCCCTTGAGAAATACCTCCGTGACATCGACGCCGAGCTCCCAGAGGACTACTCCCAACTGATCAGTGATTAGTGGTTAGTGGTTAGCAACTGTCGTCTGACAACTAAAAACTAAAAACTAACAACTAATTATTGTATTCCTCGTAAAACTCCTCGATCTCTTCCAAGTGCTTCTGAGTAATGAAAGACAGTGACAGTATCCGAGAGAATACGAACCTGACCAGCGTTTTTTCTTCTTCATCAAAGAAGGAACTATCCTCTAACAGATCCGGAAACTGAAACAGCCTTTCCTGTATATCCTCCGATTGTGAAATCTTGTTGGCTACTTCGCAGAGCCAGCCAGAGAGCTTTATCCCCAGCTGCTCATTCAGTGGGCGTGGTAGTTTGTTATCTCTTCTCATAGCGCAGCCCTCCTTTCTTTTTGGTTTTGGGAAATGTAATAAGCTCCGTAAGCGTGTATCACAGCAATCGGGAACGAGGGGTCAGAAGTAGTACCCGCAGAAGTGGATACATGCCACTGCCCTTCACGATAGGCAAGCAGGAAGTTACACGCGGTATCCTTGAGCAAACAGTGAAAACATTCCCGTGCGATGACATCCACCACCGCAGGATCGTCCGCAGGTTCGTAATCATCAGGGCTTTTTATGCAGCCCGAAACACTTTGAAGAAATAGCCGATCCGTGCGACCAGCTGTCCACGATATAGCCAATGCTACATGGTGAGAGGTTTGACTTTTCAACATAATATAAAAAAATTGCGGCGTGAGTAGGTGCTGTTGAAAAGTCTGTGTATACAACTTTGCTGCATATTACTATACAGCTACACCCTCACGCCGTGAGTTATTAAAAAAAATGATTTTATACGGATATAGAAATCCACAAACTTTTCAACGCTGCAAAGGTACGACTTTTTTTGAAACCTCCAAATCTTTTTTGAAAAAATATTTTTGCCCCCTCACTTGTCCCCCCTTCGGGGGTTAGGGGGATTACCCCCCGTGTATTGTCTGTTTAGACAACACACGCCCCCGCAAAATAAAAAAACTTTCACCTTTAGAGTGAAAGTTTTTGTGAAATATTGCGTATAAATGTTTTATTCTTCTTTGGAAAAATTGTATGCAGGCAGGATAAAATTAGGAATACCTGCATTGATCGTAAAGGTAGAGATAAAGGAACGCATAAAAGGAAAGGCTATGGCCAAAGAATTAACCCTTACAATTTCAGAGGCTTTAAATTCTTCATCAATAGTTTCTTCTGTGCCAAAAATAGCCACAAATTGTAAGTTCAAATCAAACAAACTATTTTCAAAACTTCCTTCAAACATAACCATATACTCCTTCCTTTGCTCATCAAAGTTTACAAAGGGAGAAATACTAACTTCTGTTTCCAAATAAGGCTCATTACCACCCTTACGCTTAAAAGAAAGGCTTTCTACAAAAGTTTCTTTTAAAAATATTTTAGGTTGTAGCTTCATAATTTACGCTGCTTGTATAGTATTTTTAAATGCTAATTGTGTATCATTACTACCTATAAAAGAAAATTCAATAGTAGTATTATCTGTAGGGAAAACTTTTAAAATAGAATAATTTTCCCCCTTCATCAGAGACAAAAACTCACCCACAGTTAGCTCATTTTCATTTTGTGGCTCTGCTTCTATCTCCGCAAGGAGTTTTAAAAATTCTTCATCAGGCATATTTTCTATACTCTGCCTAAAACGTTCTAATATAACATCTGTTGCCATCATTTTACTATTTTATGAGATATAACATTCATATCTCTCTTGTCTCGGAAGTAATAAAAACAAACAAAATCAAAGTATGTTGAATTAGGTTTTTCAGAAGTAAACCTAACCTCTCGCTGTCTTCTTTCTGAAGAATAAGCATCTCTTACTTTGATCGCTTTATAGTCAAAAGAAATATTATTTGTCGGGCTATATAATAGTTGGAGAACTCTACTTATAGCCATTGATTTTATATCTATTGTTTTTTTATTTTTCTTAATCTTGTTTTCCAAGATATTCAAAATCTCCTCATATTTTAGTTGCCCTTCTCTTTCATTCAAATTTAAAATATATCTTTCATCTACATTACATACAAACTCCACAACAAAGAAAGAGTTTTTATAATGCTTTTTCCCCCAATACTTAGCTTGTTCTATATCATTCTCCCAAAGATAATATCCAGTACCTAAGAATTGATATTTTCTATTTTGTGGGCTAGGGTCATCTTTAGCCAAAAAAGGAGCGTTTGCCAATACATAAGGCTCTCCATTATCTTGGCTACAAGTATGATGTAACACCACTTTTTTCATATTCTACTTCTATTTTTCCAAATCCTTTCTGTCCTAATTTAGCAGGAATAACTTTCACACTTACTATAAGCCCCTTGTTCTTTTGCAAGAACTTCAGATAGCGGCTTGGATTATTGAAAACACGCTTATGGGTAAAAAACATGTTATTGTTCATAACAATCTCGTTAGAGTTATTTGACTGCAAAGATACAAAAAAAAATCAAAGGGACAACTTTAGAAAATTATTTTTTTAGCTTCTGTCTACTGACTACTGTCATCTGACCACTAACCACTTTTCCCCCTTCGGGGGTTAGGGGGATCACTGCCCTCTCTTAAATTTCTCTTTACTTTTCAATCCTAAGAGCCTACAAACAAAGGGCTTCAAGCACAAAACCTCTCTTAATTCTCTCTTACCCTCTCTTATGAGACTACTAAAAAAAGCCCCCAGAGATAGGGGCTTCAGTTGTTAAATAAAATTCAGTCAATGACTACTGAATGCTGTTAGCGGCGCGGCGAATACGTTCGGAAATATCCAGTAAGGCGCCTTGTAGTTGTATTTTTTCTGCTTCGGTAAAGCCACCCTCACCACCATTGCCATCGCGACCATGGAGCTTGTTGTAAATCCATGAAGAGGACTTCCCAAAATAATCGTGTGCGATTTGTCGCCAAGAGACATCTATAGAGATGTCATCCAATTGTTGCATCATCGTGATACGTTCCTGTTTTTGTACTGTTATTGCCATAATTAAGAATATTAGGTGAAGGTAAGCCCTCCCAAGAGGGCTTACTGTTAGTCTCTGTCAAGTAGGTCATCTAAGAGCTCCTGAATGTAACGAATTAATGATTTTGATCCGTTAGGGTAAGCCTTTTTGTAGTTTCGGATAGCTTGAATAAGCTCCCACTCTTTGTCTGTAAGCTCGCGGCTTTGAGTTTCTTGATTTGTCATAAACTATTATTTTATTTAACACCGCAAAGATACTGCGAATATTCGCAATATCCAAACTTTTCTACAAGTTTTTTTACTCTTAAATATGTTAAAGTTTTCCTCCCTTTTCTAACCGCTGACTACTGACCACTAACCACTAACAAGTTAGGAACGTATCCTCCCAGTCGGCGGGATTGACTACCAGCGGCGCTTTCGTCTTAAAATGCACCTCCACATCCACCCCATACAAGTGTGCTTGTGGCTCCTCGATCGGGTAAATACGCGTCAAGTCTTTTTCAAAGGCGCCATATAGGAAATGATCCCGCTGGTGACTGTCCCACCTGATACGCGCCAAGAGCTGCAAGGCAATACGCTCCGCTTGGTCTATCTTCTCCTGCTGCCCCTCAAAATCATCGTGTGGTGCATCGGCAAAGACGATACTAAAGACGAGCTTACGACGCCCCAAGGTGTTCAGCTCGCCCCCGTCCAAGCCCAATTCATAATCATAGATCGCCAAGAACGGAGAAGCGATCCCCGCAAAACTACTTTGCTTCTCTATAATCTCACGGGAGAAATACCCCACGTGCTCCTGTATCATCACATGCTTATCGGCCAAGTGATGAAAATAATCCTTCAACTGCTTATACATCGTTTTTTTTTAAAATTTTCCTCTTTTTGCTCAAAACCCCGATTTTTTTTCCTACATTTCCTACAAAACCTACAAAAAACATAAGTTACTGAAAATCAAGACAAATATTTTTTCAAAGGGGTTTTTTAGCGTTAATTTTCCTTAAATTCTTGTAGGAAAACCGCTTTTCATTTTCCTACACTTTCCTACAACTTCCTCATTTTCCTACAAATCCTACGCCTTTTCCTACGCTTTTTTTGGGTTAAATAATTGATATTTAGTTATTTAGCCATTTGTAGGAAATGTAGGAAAAAAAAACAGCACTTTTTAGCGCAAAAGTGTATTTTTGCTCAAAAAATTACACTTTTCCTCTCTTACCCCCTCCCCCCCTTGTTCCCCCTTCGGGGGTTAGGGGGATCACTAACCCCTAACCACTAACCCCTAAAAATAAAGTCCCGACTTCTTCGCCACAGGCTCCCTAAGCACCAGCGGCTCACCTTGGTAGCACGGGAACAGCGCAGGGTGTGCCTTTATATATTGTAATAGCAAGTCCCTATATCCCTGCGCCCGCTCCAGGAATCCTTCCTTAAGGGCTTTTAGCTGGGTGTCGCTCAGCAGCATGGACTTCTGCCAAGGCAGCTGCTCCCATTGCAGCACGATTCCCGAAGTGGTATAGGTAAGCCCCTGCATAAAGACAGCATCGGCCAAGGTGTAGTAGCCCACGATCTTTTTCAGCAGCGCAAGCGCCGTCTCGTCCCCGCGTATATCCGAGAGCACACAGGGCGACAGCTGCGGGGCTATGTACAACTCCCATATATCCCGCATAAGGGGCAACAGCCGCAGGAAGATCTCGTACGAATCCCCTATCGAATACAGCGCCGACAGCTCCCGCGGACTACCAAAGAGCGACCCCGCCACCTCACGGGCAAAGGGCAACTCAGCACCAAGGGAACTCGTGGAGAGGAGCGCCACAGCACCATTCAGCGCATGATCCCCTATGCGTACCGCGTTCAGCCCATAGTCTCGCACGTCCCACCAGGGCGAACGCTCCATCTTATTATCTTGGTACGCGTTGGCGCCTGTACTGGACAGGTGCATTTTGACAAAGGGAATACTGTACGCAATGGCATAGTTGGCCACAGCCTTTTTCACCCCCTCGTATATCTCCGCTTTGCGTGGCATAACAAAGGAATCATCCGAGAGCTTCTCCCAGATCACCTCCCCTACCAGCGGACGAACCCGCTCACTAATAGCCGTCTCTATATACGGCCTAAGGATCTGTATATCCAAATACTTGGACACATGGATATACGCCTTAATCTCTTCAATTCTATCAAACATATCCTTTTTTACTACAAATATAAAAGCCCTTCCCCTTGCGGGAAAGGACTTATCAAAATAAGCATGTCTAACTAATTTACGATTACCTGTTGCCCATTGGGGTTCTTGTCCAAGGTTGTAAGGTTGATATTCGGGAAATTGCCATATAGCGTATCGTCCCAGCCGTTCCAATCCCTTATCCGCTCGAATATCTCCAAGGTACGCAATCGCTTGATCGGCATACGTGTGGAGAGGATCGTATAGGCCTCCCGCTTATCCGAGCCGCTCCCGCTAAGGTTCTTCCCCCCTGGAATACCCGCCCCGAGCAAACAAGGATCTACTCCCATCGGGAAAAGTATCTCCGAGTTCCCCGCACTGGCATCGGGTAGGAAGTTGCCGTCCTTGATTTTGTCATCTATGGGCACCACTTCTATACCGCGTATGAGGTTCCCTGAGCTGTCTCGAAAGAAAGGCGATAGAAAGGAGCGCCCCGCTGCCTTGTTCCCGCTCATGTGCTCGTCTATCGCCTTTATGGTCTTCTGCCGCTCTTGCTCCTTCTGCACATCGCTCATCTCCTGCCATTCGTTGCGGCCAAACTTATGAGAGAAAAAATCATCGGCCACATAGATAACAAATTTCAAGTTCAATTGGTTTTCAAACATATACTTCTTGAACGTCGGCACCGAGAGCACCACATCTACCCAGCCATTGGCAAAGGAGCTATGCCATTTTACCTTGGGGTAATTCTTCTCCGTGGTAAGGGTACGCATCACTGGCACGATGAATTTGTCCACCTTCTTCTCCTTGCAGTAAGCCTTAAGGCTCTCTACCGAATGCATATCCGAGTAAAAGGGCACTTCCTCCGTCAGCTCCTCGTCCAAGGTACCACCCCACGAGGTATTGATATACACCTTATCCACATAGCCCTTTTCCTTGGGAACACCCAATCTGCAATGAGCCGCTTGCTGCCGCTTTATGGATATGATCTTTTCCCCATTGGGCGAAAGCAAATACTCCACAAAGGCAATTCCGTAAGTTTCAAAATCTTCCACGATCTCGGACATGGTAATATCCCAGCGGCAAGCCTTAAAGAACTGGTTCAGCTCAGGGAAAGAGTTACGTGCGCGTTCCTTGGTTATGATTCCTTCTTCTGTCTCCACATCCTGATAAAGGCGGAATCCCAACCCATAATGAGCCGAGATCAGCACCTCCAACCCTCCTATGGCCGCCCCTGTCTTATTGAGCTTTTCTGTCAGCTGCTGCGGATAAAGGTTATCATCCCCCCACACGGAGTACTTATCCGTATCGGATAAGTCTTTTTTAGCCTTGGGTGCTGTAAGGCCATGCTTATTATCAAAGAGCACTGCCGCCCCACTCTTAGAGAGTATATACAAATCGTTATCTATTTTTTCCATACTGGTAACTTTTCACTAACAACTAACCCCTGACAACTAACCACTAATCACTGCCCTCTGACAACTGACTACTGACCTCTTTTATATATCGGATAAGGTCTTGCAGGTTTTTTTCGTTGAACTTATCTCGGTGGCTGCCTTGGCTTTTTTTGTTGCGGAAAGCCTGCACGCTTATACCCATTGCTTTGGCGCAGCCTTTGGCGCCCATATCCAGCGCCTCTATAATCCGTTCTATTTCTTGGGTTATCTGATCAGTATCCATAGCAGTAGTATTACAAATGCAACAAAAAACAAAACAGCCTCAAGGCTTATGTTCACCTCTATTTCCTGTTCAAAGGGTTCTTTTGAAAAAATATTTTTCAATAATTTTAAAAAGGCATTCATATCGAAAAAATTAGTATATTTGCAGTCAAAAGCAGGGGAGAGCCTTACGCTCCCCCCACTTTTTGAGATTAACTAAAGAGAAAAACGAGAAGTTTTTCAAGGCTGGCTCTTATTCTTAGCAGGAATGACCAGCCTTTTTTTAGTCTCTCAAATTTGAATTTGATTTTTAGGTAAAAATTGAAACTACTTTTATAATCTATTCAAAATAAAGAAGATACAGGAATTACAATAAGAGTAGGTAACGATTTAGTAATGGTTCTTATTTCATTTGATTATACCTATTTTCTCAGTAACTTCTGGGTGCAAAGGTACAACATCTTGACAATATAAACAAAAAATTTTACCTTTGCACCCGCAAACGTGCGCTGCTGCATAGGCTTCTACAGAAGCCTATGCAGCAGCGCACGTTTGCGTGGAGCTAATTGTAAATCTCCTAAAAACCAGCTGTTTAAAAAATGAAGATTTTTTTAGTTTGCGTATATCATTGTTTTTTCGTAATATAGCGCAATAAATCATTTAAATAGTTAATTTATGTTTCAACAAATTTTGAATCAGTTGGCTGTAAGAGAACGCCAAATCACGCTGGATGGATCCGCCGTGGTTAAAGAATCTTTAGAAATGGTACAGTTCCTAAAAGACCTTTTAAGGAAGGTCAAGGAAGAGGTATTGCAACAAGGTTTTACTGGCCAAGCAGAAGAGATACATTTCTTCCGCGAGGTACAACCTCAAATGGTTAGCAGACTCATTTTCTATAATGAGATCTACCAGATAGAAAGTAAAGCAACTTTACTCTCTACTGAGGCAGCTAAAAAGTTTCTAAAAGACAAAGAAGCCCAATGGTTTAAAGAGTCAGAGACTTTAGAAGCAACCGATTTCTTCAGCTACATTGCGTTAGGAAGAACTAATCGCGATGTAGAGTATTTTACTCGCAATTACGACTACCTTCCTCAAAGCAATGAGGGGTATTTGTTTTCTTTTGATGGAGCCTTTTCTACTTGTCGTAGCTTTGAAGTTGCTAAGATAGGGGCTGCCAAGGAACTCTCCGATTATCTTTTTTTTTCGTACTCGTGAAGAAGAAGATATGCCTTTAGAAATTCTAAATCTCTTAGAATGGACAGGGCAAAAGACTGAACTCATAGAGCTAATCTATGGTTTGTATGCTACCAATCGCATTTCATCAGGAAAAGTTTCTATCAAGAAGCTAACTGCGGTATTTGAAAAGCTCTTCAAGGTAGAATTGGGAGATCTGTATCACACTTTTCATCGTATGAAAGGACGCTCAAAAAACCTTACACCTTTCCTCGATGCTTTAAAAGCGACTTTACTAGATCATATAAACAACTCCGATCAAAAGTAGTTTTGCTAACTTCAAATAAAAACGTTTAAACATTGTTTAATCAGTTTTTTAGGGAAATAGACAGTTTCCCTTTTTTAGGGAGAAGGATTTATTCAAATATTATATTTATTATTTTCAATTATATTTATTATTTTCAATTTAACTCTTCTATATAAACTCCCTAAACACACTTTTACCTCCATTTCTCAAAAAAAGCCCATTATAGCCCATTGGCATTTTTTAGACATTTCTTCCTATAAAAGTAGTTTATACTCCAAAAATACGTTACAATTATCTTGTAATACACTCATAACCAATAAAATAAATAAAAATCACTTCAACTGCATTAAAATGCACATTTCAATGGGTAGTACTTGGCAGTTTATGTTTGGTATTTGTCAGAACTTTGCTGCCGAGAATTTAACCCTATACGCAATGAATTTAATCACCATTGAAGAATCCGCTTGGAAAGCCCTTATGGAGCAACTCCAAAGCATTGAAAACCGACTCAAGCAAGAGCCTATTGAGTGGGATAGTTTGTGGCTCAACCAAAAAGAAATCTGTCAATATCTCCACCTAAGTGAGAAAACCCTATGGCGAATGCGCAAACGCAATGAAATCACCTACTCCAAAATCTATGGACAATATTTCTATACTTTGGGAAGCATTCGCAAACTCCTTATCAGTCAATCGGTAGAAAACACTGAAAGCTACTTGCAATCTCTCACTCAAAAAGCCAAAGGTTATGTTGAAAAAGCAAGATATTTTAAGTAGAACCGAAGGAGGACTACAGGTTTTCCAGCACTATCTACAAGGCAACTGGCGGGTAGGTAAAAACTTTAAAAACCCTTTCTATGATGATAAAAATGCTTCCTGCAATATCTATAAAGACAAACAAGGCATTTATAAAATGAAAGATTTTGGCAACGATACTTTCAGGGGTGACTGTTTTTTCTTAGTAGGTTACCTCTATCAATTGGACTGCCGAAATGCCTCTGACTTTATCGAAATCCTAAAGATTATCAATCGAGATTTACATCTGGGTTTAGAGGAATCCACCTCTATAATTACACAAAAACCTCAAATACCACCTACTATCACCATAGAAAGTACTACCCCAGAAACTAAAAAATCTATCTCTTACCAATTCACCCAAAAAACCTTTACCCAAGAAGAGTTAGCCTATTGGCAAAAGTATGGCATCACTCAAGAAATCCTAAACAAATACAACGTGATCTCTCTGCAAAGCTATTCAAGCACCAATAAAGACGGCAAACCTTACACTATTGCCTCCACCTATAATGAGTGGATGT